TTTTTTCTTCTGTAAAGATTTTTTTAAACGTAGACATTTTTATACTGTTTATAACTTTTTATTATAATTTATTTTTATATTTAAATTATAATATAATTATTTTTTTACAAACTGTCTCTATAAAGATAAATTACTCTTTTCCACAAGACGAAAATATAGACCATTTTTTCGTTTTTGTTGTAACTACTTCAACATTTGTACGACTTTCCCACTCTTGTTTGATTGTTTCTTTGAATAAAATAAAATCCATGTCTGAGTCTGGCTCATAGTTTTGTTTTTTGCCTTTGTTATCAAGGTAATCAAAGTAATCATAGTGTTTATTATCCTCATTTTCATACATATAACACTGTATGGTTATACACGTATCTTTATTGGAATCTAAATTATGTAACTGATGAATTTGATTTAATGTTGGACTAATCCACGTAATTTCATTTTGAATTACTTGAACTTCTTTAAAAGGTTCAACACCATCTTTATCATCGTAACATAAAAAAGGATACAACTTTACATTGATTTTGCCATTCAATACGCGAACTACAGCACTTGACCCACCGTGATTATGTATAGGTGAGTAATGACCAACTGGCCATATTTCCATTACGTAAGGTATTCCGGGGGACTCACCATTGTTTTCATTCAACGTGATTCGCAAATAGGTCTCCAAAATATTAGGGTCATCTTTATTAAACTCGGTACTTTTTTCTTTCAGTCTTTCATAACACCACAACCCAGGTGTTGCAATACTATATTCAATTGCTTTGGAAAAATCTGGAAATTCCAAATCGTTCAAAATAAATTGTTTACCAGAAATACAGTCATACAACTGTTGAGCAGTGGGAGATAAATGTGAATTTGGTAAAAATGTATTCTTTGCGATATCACTCATTATTAATTCATCCGTATTTTTAATAAGTAGAGGAACACTTCTAGTAATAGGGTCTCTTAATAGTCTCATCATTTTTATATTTTTATCACTTGCGTTTACAGAAATCAAACTCTCTAAAAAAGTCTTATTTGTTTCCCACAGTGTTTTATCAGCATTTGAAAATTGATAAGTATATATCACGTTTTCTATACGAGGTTCACCAACACCCGCTTGTAATTTTTGATTTTGAGAATCAAGACTAAACCAGTAATAGGAACCTTTTTTATTTATTAAACCTTTACTATTTATATTATCTAGGAATAATTCATTAGTTGATATTTTAGTTACCTTTACTGAATCTACACTAAATTCTACTTTTAATCCATTTTTATTGTCTTTGTTGTATAACTGAAAACAAGAACTTTTTGTATTATCTTGATTTTGAAAAATGAATACTCCTTGTCCATGAACGATTAAATTCATATTGGTTTTTTTTTCATCCAATAAAACTTGTTTTGGTTCTCTGTCGCTTACTTTTGTGTAGGTCATCTCACTTAAAAATATTTAACAAGATATTTTTAAGTCATTACATTTATATATCTAAAATATATTCTCCACGAGGTCTTTTTACTATATAGTAGCTAGTGTCGTCGTATAAATAATAGTTTGGATTATATCCTCCATAGTAATCTAAATATAATGGACTCACACCATAACTTGTAGATCCGCCGCCGTAAGCTCCGTAATAACCGTATCCTCGTCCGTGTCCTCCATATCCTCCGTAACCTCCGTAACCTCCGTGTCCTCCATATCCTCCGTAACCTCCGTGTCCGTGACCACCGCCACCGCAACCCCCTCCGCCACCACGACCGCCGCCGCCTCCTCCACCGCCACGATAACCTTCTACACCTCTAAAGACAAAAAAACTAAAAACTGCAAATATTACAATTGAAAACAATAATACAAATTTAGTATTTTTCATAATTTATATAACTTATGAAAAAAATATTTTTCTACAACAAAATAATTTCTACTATTCACCCTTTTTTTTAGCAAATGGACCACTCACTAACTCACTTTGACCATTATCAGTCTTTCCAGTAATAATATTATCACCTTCAAATAACTCTTTGCGAATATCCGCTGATGAAATAACATCTTGTTCTTTTAAGAAACTTTCTTGAGTATTCATATTATTTACACCAATCAAATTACCTTCTTCATCAATTGATTGAGTCAAAGAGGCGCCACTAGTTTCCGCCTTACGAATATTTTCTTCAATTGCTTTCTTCTTAGTGTCTTTAACACGTTGTTCAAATGCAGTTTTAGCAAAGTCTTCATTCTTAGTCTTTTCTTGCATTAACTGATTTAATTCTTCTTCCATATATTCAACACGTCCAGTTTTGTATGCCTCTGGGTCCCAAGGCATCCATAGACCAACGGGTCCAACAAATACATCGTGATTAGGGTCCAATTCACGCAACATCTTACAACGTAATTCGGCTTCTTCCATTGTTGGGTATACACCTCTAACTTTCAACCCACGAGTGCAAGTTTGGAAATTATGTTTTACATTAAAAGCATTATCAAGTTCCTCTTCATTTTGGTCTAAAAATGTTTTAAAGTCATCTTCCATACTACTTTGTAATAAATTATCATATTCTTCTTTGATAAATTCTTGAAAATCTTTAGTAACATCATCAAAAATTAACTTGTATTTATAAGACACAAAATTTAAAAATTGATGAAACTTTTCCATAGATTTAGAAAAATCCCACTTCTTTAGGAACTGTTCGAATAAAAAAATTTCTTTTTGCTTTAAAATTTTATCTGGGGATACAAAAGATACACAAACAAATTTTTGTCCGGCGATTGGTTTGTCTTCTTCTAATAAATCAACATATTTAGGATTTGGTTTTCCAGATAAATCGGTTTTTCGTTCAAAACTACTATTGGGGGTACTCATTATAACTTATTGTGTATAAATTCATTTAAGTTTTTATTTTGCAAATTAATTATTTTTAATTTCCATTTTTTTTTCTTATTATTTAATATAAATGTTTGATATTGCCGAACTTGTCAAAAGAGTTATCAAGTACCTTGTTGAAGGTTTAATGGTTGCTATTGCCGCATACGCTATTCCAAAACAATCTTTAAAGATTGATGAAATTGTTCTACTTGCATTAACTGCCGCTGCCACTTTTAGTATCTTAGATACTTATATTCCAAGTATTGGTGTAACTGCCCGTTCTGGTGCTGGTTTTGGTATCGGTGCAAATCTAGTAGGATTCCCAGGAGGTTTGTAATAAAATAATTTATTTTAATAAAAGTATAAAATAGTTATAAAATAGTTATGAAATATAGTTCATAACTATTTTACTTATGACCTTTAATTAACCACGAACTAGACTGTATTTTTTCTCCAAAACCATCTAGAAGTTGTATTCCTAACTTATCACATATTTCTGCCTCTGGTATGCTATTATTATTTTGATCACCACCATTACAGAAAAATGTTGGTCTTGGTGTAACAGTTTCCAACGTTTTACAAACTGTTCTGTCCAAGTCAACTGACTTAACTACATAATCAACGCATTTCAATTCTTGGATAATTTTTATTCTTTCATCTACTGGCATAAAAGCTTTTCCTTTTTTAAGGATAGCTTGTTCATCGTTATTTACAATAACCATTAATTTATCTGCAGCATTTTTGGACATCTTCATATATTCAATGTGACCAATATGTATTGGGTCAAAATAACCGCTAACACAAGCAATAGACATTTATGTTATAATAACATTGATTTTTTTAATATATTTTATTAAAAAAATATAAATTCATCAATTTACATTAAAACTAAATAGTTGCGATAAATTCCCAATCTAATTCTTCACAAATTTTTTTCCAAATAGTATCTTGTTCTATTAACTTCTCTCTATCTTTCAACATCGGAATTTCAGACAAGTAGTGACTCTCTCCCAACAATTCAAATAATTTGTATAAAACATAATAATAATGTAAAAAATTAACCCGATAGTCTGGACAATGCTTTGCATAGGGGTACTGAATTTCCATAAAAAAATTACACAATATTTCTTCCAGTTCTTGTGAAATAATAGGCGGTTTTAAACCCAATTTGTCTTTAATAAAATTTATATGTTCATAATACTTGTTATATCCCAATTTTTTCAATACTTCTTTAGTTTTATAATAAGTCATTTTATTCATATCAATTCTCTCCTTTTTAATTTGTTGTTTTAAATTTTCAATAACCTCTTCTGGTATTTGTGTTGTTTCCTTTCCTTGAAACTGTGCCAAAATTTCTTTAAAATGATTAATTTTTTTATAAGCATAAAAACACACTTCTTTTGGTGGTTCTTTATAGGATGGTTTTTCATTCTCAATCAAGTACTGAACATTTTTTGAACAAGAATTACATATCAAAACCCCTTCGTCATCTAAAGGTATAAGTTCGCCTTTAAAACAATGTTGACATATGTCAGACGGTCTTATAAATGCATTTATGTCCAAGAAAGAATCATCTATATTGGATAAATACTTTTTAAAAATATTATTATTTTTATTATTAATATTATTCGCATCTTGATTCGTGTCATCGTGATTTATTTTGAAAAAAGAATTCAAAATTTTACTTTTTGACTTGTTTGTATTTTCAACTCCATTAGAAATATTTTTCTTGTTTTCAAAATAATCAAAGATATATTTAGAATTATCTAAAAAATATTCTTTTTTTTTCATTTTAATATTTTTAATTTCTTCATTTATTTCTTCAACACGGTCCTTTAGATCTAATACTTGTTCTATTGATAAATTTTGTGTTTCTTCATTTTCATTCAATTTATTTATTATCTCTCCTCTATCATTTTTTAATTTAGGTATTTTATCTTGTTCGTCTTTATTAAATTCATTAATAAACTCATTGTGTTTACCATCTAGTGTAACTATACTTTTTTTATTTACCTTGATTTTTTTGGTAGTTTTCGGTTTAAAACTTGGCATATTTGTACTTTATAAAAATAAACAGAATTTTTTAATTACTTATTGATGAAAATATTATAATTTTCATTGGTTTAAAATTATTTTTAGTTTTCTTGAAAATATTAAGGATAAATGGATGAACCACTTCATATCAAAATTAATATTGACAACAAAAAAGACATTACTTTAGAAAATGAACAATTCCATAAAATGGTATTTTTATATAATGCACTGAATGATGGATGGAAAATCAAAAAAAAGAAGGACCTTTATATTTTTACGAAAAAC